ACTAAGGTGGATCTGAAGTCTCCTTTGACTTCTGACACTGAAACCCCAGACTTACCACTGTCTGCTGCTGACTCCATTTCATCGATGTCGTCGTTTAGCTCTTTGAACCCGTTGACATAAGCCCTGTCTAACCCTTTTAACCTTTCTGCTTCTTCAAAGTCACTTACGTCTAAAGATTTTATGTATGCCTCTTCTTTCTCAAGAATATCAAGGACATAAGGCTCTTCGCTACTGTAATCGTCGTCTGCAGCCTTAGCGAAGCGCTTCTTCATGCTCATCTAATAATCGTTAGCTCTAGATAAAGCCTCTGCTTTCTCTTTGTTCCGCACCGTAAGCGCCATCTCTTTGAGCTCGTCTATTTTCGTCGAGTAAAAGCTTTCGCCTAAGGGACTACCAGACGCTGAGTCGATCGCTTGGTTACCAATGGTTACCCCTGCGTCTCTCATGTCCTCAAGGAACGCAATGCCGTCGTTTAGTTCCTTGGTGCCGCTGTCGAAGTTAAGGATACCGAGCGCCGAATCGATGACCTTTATCTGTTCTGAGCGGGACAAACTGCTACTAAAATTGTCCCATTGACTCTTAAGTCTCACTAGGTCTGTTCCGTCCTGTGGTTTATACGTCCGGGCCAGTGAGCTCGCTAAGTTCGGCATGAGCACTTCTTGTTTATGCTCTTCGGCCATAGCTGAAGGTAACGTCTGTTTTAATTTATTAATATTAACAGAGGCTTCTTGTAAGAACCCGGTCCGCATAATTCCCTTATCTTCGCTATTGAGTCCTGAAGACTTCAGATAATCCTGTGTGATCTCATTGATCGCTTTACTGATCTGACTGTAACTCGGCTTGTCTCCTTCTTCTCTAAGAAACTTAGTCTTGAACTCTTCGATGCGCTCAGTGAGCACTGCGTTAAACTCCACGTTCTTCTCTGCGCCCAACAACATCTTGGCGCGGTAGGTTGCTACAGGGTTAAGCTCGTAGTCGTCCCTAAAGGCCTTAGAGAGGTTCACTTCGGCTTCTGGGCGTGCCAACAGTCTCTCTTTTTCCGCAGGGTCCATGCTCGCGATTTGCTGCTGGACATCTAAGATTTGTCTTTCGTTCTCTGCGATCTGGGCGTCACCGTATTTCGCGATGATCGGGTTGACTTTACCTAAGGCATCTGCGAGGCGTCCTAGCGTCGTCTGTTCGGCCTTGGGTGTCCGCTGGACCGCCACCGAATACTGTCCTGCCTGGAGTTCACGCGAGGTAACACTAGGCAACGATAAGTTAAAATCGACCTGCTGACGGCGTTGTTGTTGGAGAAGTTCTTGTGGTGTCATCTATTGTGTTCCAGTTTTCTGTTTTCCGATTGTAAGCTGACGGCCTTTTGCCGTTGAGTAAGCGTCGAGGCTTCCAAGTGCCGACGTTAAGGCTGTCCCTAAGAAGTCTGGTTGGTCAATCGGTCTATTAATATTAATATAATTCTGTTGAGTCTGGAGCCCCAGGTCACGAGCTTTAAGTTCATACGACTGGTCAGCCAGGGTCTGACGTTGTTCAAAGGCAAAACTGTGCTCAGCTACTTGTCTCTCTAGGTCTCTCATCTCGGCCAAGTAGCTCGCAGACTCAGTGCTGATACCTGCAGCACCTGCGGCCACTTGTTTTCTCGCCATGGCCTCCATGCTCGCCCTGTTTGCCTGTTGGACCTCTTGGGCTACCCTGAGTGCATCAGCGGCTTGTTGTTGCCGTGTCGCTGAGATCTGCGCCATGTATCGTGCGTTCTCAGCGATCGACGCTCGTTTCTGTGCTTCGGCTTGCATACGGGCTTGTTGGGCCTGTGCGCTGAAACTCAGCATACCCTGGGCTATCGGACCGAGTATAGAAGCTGTCCCTACGGACTTCGCTAATAGCGACGTAGCGGCCACTTTTCCGCCGAGTAGCGCAGAACCTGCTGCACCAAATGCTAATGGTAAACACATAGTAGTTTATTTAGTTGTAATAATAAATTCGTAAAAAGCCTGAGACGAGATCTCTACTTCGCGTAGAAACTTAGCGCCACAGAACTTGAGCCAACGTATGGCCATCTTGTTGTCTTTGAGCACCACATTAGAGGTGACCCCAAAGGGCTTAGAGATATATTGCACCCAGTCACGCGATGCTCTTATGAAGTGCCTACGGTGCTTAGTGACATCCGGCGTTCCAAGCATCCAGATATAACCACCGTTCTCAGTAGGCCCTGAGCCGAACATAGCGAACGGCTTCTTGTCTCCATCGAGCGCCGTGTAAGTTGACCTGTCGGTCGTTAAGGCTAACATTAAGGCTTTCTTTGGCGTGCTGCCTAGGAGTGTGCACTCTAGGGCATCGTGGGGCCTCAGGTTATCTTTGAGCTCATGGACATGGTGTATCGCCGCCTGGACGATCGAACAGTCTCCGTAAGTCCTACTAGGCTCCATATCGACTTGACCGTGTGTGCACAAAGGTTTCGAACTCAGCGGACTGGAAGTTACTAGGCTTAGCCCCATCGTTCTCCAGCTTGATCTCTACGTTTTCACTAGAGGTAAACACAGGGGCCCTAAAGAACCCGTCTTTGAGCTCAGTGCGTAAAATCTGTAAAGAACCTCCTGACGACGTGAACGACTCAGGGAACTCGTTGGTATACGTGTTGCGTTTATCTGGTGTCACCTTGATCTTATAGTCTGAAGTTTGCGTGTGGTAAAGCGATAGGTTCTTGATGAACTGCTTGGCCGAAGCGTTAGGTGTCCGGGCTTGTCCTGCCTGGGCCTTAAAGATCTGCTCAGAGAACGTGTAGGCACTGGTGAACTCATAGCCTACCCAGACCGACGTGTAGTCATCCCATACGCCTGTGGTGGTCACGGCGAGCGAAGTAACACCGCCGGAAGTAGTAACTGTCACTGGTATATTTACACCCCTGTCAGTGTATACCTTAATATCAGAGGCAGCTAAGTAGGGACTATAGGATGTACCTCCAACTACAAATGTGCTAATGTTTTCTCTAAGAGGCTTAGTGCTACCGGCGGTAAACGTAGGAAACTTCACCTGATCATTGTAGATTATTGCTGGAATACGCATGTCTAAGTGAGTGACATTGTCCTCAGGTGTTGTTGCGATTGATGTGGTTAACGCAGATCCGTTAGCTGTGTAAGTCGCAAGCCCTTCGTCTTCTCCGTCAAAGTTCAAAGGCACACTAACTATAGAGGGAATGTTTGTTGTGGGGTTAGCGACAATCAAGTAAAGCGTTGAGTCAATAAACTCAAAGCCTCGTATCTTCATGTTAAAGTCCCACTTAAACCATGAGCTCAGAACCTTCTTGTTCTCGCTAAAGAAGTAACGATACATGTAAAGAGACTGGTCTTCGTCTTTGGACAAGACGCCCAGTAGGTTCTGTGAGAGCGACCCAGAGAAATACGTAATGTCCTTAGGAATATACCGAGGAGCTTGCTCAGTGATCTCGTTGGACTCATAGACGTCAGTGGTCTTGTTGAGCGAAAACTCTCGGATACCTGTGTGGTTCCCTAAGTCAAATGGATAATAAATATATGAACCGACAGACACAGGGTCGGTCTCATCGTTGTATTCAAAGTTAGTAATAGGCTTCACTGAGACCGTCTTAGGTGTCAGTAGGTCTTCGCCTTTGAGAACAAACTGCCCGTTATTTGAGAACAGTACGAGGTTCTCTTGGGACGTAGCGGCTGCAGTAAGACTAACGACACGCTGCGCCTCAACAATGACGTCAATCGGGTCTGAGTCGAGAAGGGTTGTGACAGTGGTCCGTCCAAAGTTATACTCAAAGTCCCCTGAGCTATTACGTGCGCCTAGTCCCGCCTCTGAGAGTATCACGTTGCCTTCACAGATAAACCCTAAGCGGTTCTTGAAGAACACACTGTTCTGTATGTTCTTACCGACAAACGAAGCGAACGGATTAGAGATCTCATCGCCTACAAACTTAGGGGCCGTTTTGATCTCATTGATCTCAAACTTGTTTAATGATGTATTAGTAATTAATCGAGGCAGCGTGGAATTATCGTAACTCCTAAGTTGTCCAGGCGCGAACGTCTCGACCCACGCACCGTTCCCTATGTCTTGTCCGTCGGTTGTCTCAAACTTAACGTAGTAGTCGTCAGCAGATAACTCTTGGTCTCCCCGGACTTTAACGATAAAGCCATTTTTAGCGTAGAGTGGTAAGTCAGTAATCGAACCGACTTCCTTATAGACAACGCCGAGTGCGCCGTCGCCGAGACCATCGTGCCCACGGATCTCAAAGTCTCCTTTTCCGGAGCGCCGTTTTAAAACGATAAGGTTACCAGAGCTCTCAATGTTAAAATCTACATTACCGTTGCTGTTGTTTATCCCGCTGAACTTATCAGAGAAAGCAGCAGTGTTGTGTGAATTACTATTAACAAGGATTCCAGCAATAACTGAAGTGTCTGCGTTTGCTGAGCTACCATGAGTTCCAGACGTTATAGACACATTGTTAGTAACTGTCCCTGCTGTAGCCACTGCTTCCCCTAGTTCCAGTGTAACTGTTATTGAAATAGTATCTCCTACGTTTTCATTGGCTCCGATGCTCAGTGCAGGCCCTATGTTCCCAACTGAAGCGGAAGTAACTACTCCTGTTGCTGTGTCTGAAACGCCTACAACTAGCGTTGCATCAGTGCTTCCGATAGTCCTAACAACCTTTGAGCTGTAAGTACTAGGGAAACTAACAGCAGTATAAGTTTGGCCGTTAGTATACCCTTGTCCGCCATTAGCAATAGAGCCGACGGCTGTTAACACGTATCGTGAGTTCCCCCTGTTGCTCGTCCTGCTATATGTAAGGTTTACCTGTGCAGCGGCAGGCGCCGTAGTAGAATAAGTAAGGTCTACCGCGTATTTCTTTTCGTAGTCTCCTTGCTTAATAAAAATCAGCGCTTCTTTGTCTAAGTCAGGGGCACGAGACGATTGGTCTGTCGCTACTGTCTTAGAACGGTTAACAAGAAAGGTGCCGTCAGAAACAGTAGAGGCCCTAAGAAGACTACGGGGGGTTCCGACCGACGATGGGATGTCTAGGTAAGAGAACGCTGTTAATAGTCCTCCTGAGACTCCGTTGATAGTCGCCTCGTCCCCACTGAGGACATTGTAAGCGTAGATCTTAGCGCCATCGTGTAGCAATACGTATCGCTCAGTTTCACTTCTGTTGATAAAGTGAATAAAGCTATCTTCCGAAAGAGTAAGACCAGGAGCACCTAGTCTTTGAACAAACCTAGTGCCGTTGCGTTTTGTTAATCCATCAACAACACTGCTCATGAAGTTAACCTGTTCGTCGCATTGTCCCGAGAACCGTGTGGCGTCAGGCTGCTGGCTAACCCCTTGGATAAGGTTTGGTAATGATGTATTGATTAATGGCATTAGAGAATGTCGTAGTTTCGGTTGACCCCGAGGCACGAAGCGACGTCATAGTTATCAAAGATCGTCCTGTCGGCTCCTTGGCCGTCCATCTCCTCGAGGTTATAGCGTGCTTTGAGTTCATCCCGTAGGATCTGTTGCTCAAGCTCCTGAGACCCGACGGTGCGTGCCTGGAAGACCCTTGAGGCTTTGAGTGTAATGTATCTCCGTGCTTGTTCAGGGAGATCAGTGAAATCTAAAAGGAACATCAACCTGACGTCAATGTCACTTGTGAAAGTAAAGGTGTTGTCTTCACGGTTAAACAGTTTACCGCCGCGTTGCACAATGTCCTTAGAGTGATCTAGGGTATCTACGTGCATAATGTCAGCCGCGAGAACAATCTCATTGCCGCTGTTAGGGCTAAGCGTCTGCTTATTGACCGTATTGAAGTGCCATCCCTCTGACTGAACCTCGCGACTAACTTCGTCTAACACAGTGATCGCGGTGACCGCAGAGATAGGCAGTGAGGTAGTGACAGTGATCTGAGTCACGGGGCTTTCACCTATGGTGCTCAGCATCGTATTGACAGCTTCGAGTTCTGTAGTGAGTGGCATAATAATATTAATAAAATGAAAAAATACCCCGTCCCCAACTTAATGAGGACGAGGCATGAATTTAATGAGTGCTATTAGCTAGCAGCAGATGAAGTGGTGTTAACCACAACAGCAGACTCAGGGCGAAGAACGCCGAGGCCCATTGCATACTTAGCAACAAAGAGAGTAGACTGACGTTCAATCAGATACTCAGACTCAGTCGCAAGGTCGAGAAGCTTAACGCAACCAACAGCAGACGAGTGTCCAGCAACGAAGCCGACATTACCAACGTCAGAACCTGACTGCGTAGGCGCAAGGCCTGTGAGGTCACCGTTGTAACCAGCGTCGTCGTTGTTAACAGCGGTGTTCTCAAATGGCGAGTTCGCTACGTTTGCGTCATCACCGTTCAAGGCGCCGACTTGGACTCCTTCAAGGTGTGGACTCTTGTAGAGCTTGATTCCTGCAACTTCAGCGATGCTACCTTTAGCAGAATCAGCAGAGCCACCTGAGGTGTCCTTGTTGATTGCTACGTTGTCAGCAGTAAGCAGCTTGTAGTATTGAAGAGGAGTCAAGATAGCAAAGCGGTCCTCTGATGGGACTTCTTTTTCATCAAGGGTGCGTGCACACTCAAAGAGAGCTTCAACAAGTCCTCCAGCAGTCATAGTGTCTGCTCCGATAAGCTCAGTTCCTGTAGGTCCTCCAGTGTAGTTAGCAGTGGTGGTGAGACCAGCAGCGAACAATGTCTTAAGGATCTGAAGGTCCATGCGCTTAGCGAGGGCTTTACCAAGCTCGGCAGAGTAGATAGAACGAAGGTCATAGTGATTCTTCAGTTCATCAATGCGTGGAATCAGAGACGAAGCGACAAGCATGTCGTCGATGTTGATTACTTTCTCGTTGTGAGCAATCTGAGACAAGTAGTTACCAGAGCCCAGGAGGTCATCCCCGGCTTTGTGATACTTGGCGTCAGCGTTACCTGTGACAGGGAACTGAGCAGATTTACCACTAGAGATAGTGCGAGTCATGATGAGGTCTTTAGCTACGTTCGTTTCGTTGAACGCAGTGAGAATCTCACCGCTGAATACTTTAAGGAACAACGCTGCGTCAGCTGACAAAGCGCCAGCAGGTGCAGTGCGTGCCCCAGAGCCATTCACCTTACCCGGAATGGTGGGATTATTAGATAGTGCCATAATAAGTTATAGTTATAGTTTTGGTTTCTTTCGTCTGTGGACTTTAGTTTCTACTGTTCGCCGCAAGTTGTCCGACGCATCGGGCTTGGTGGTTACTAGTCTAGTCACTTCAGTTTGGTAGACTCAGGGAAAATTTTAGTTAAATACATCTAGCTGTCTTATGCAGCTCCTGATGATAGTATAAGTGGTTCTGTTGGTGTCATCGTCGTCTTCGTATGTCGGATGCCACGATGTAATATTAATAAATGTTTTATCTATATGCTCAATGACTCCGTAGACAGTGCAGACCAGGGGCTTCCCTAAGTCTTGCGCGTGGTCCAAAAAGACGACCCTAGCGATGTCTTCGAGCTCTATTTCTTGATCCGAAGCTTCACACGCGCCGCCTGTGTGTTTGCAACAAACTGCTTCCCCTTCGCACCAGCACGTTTCTTCTTGCGTGCAGTGGAGGCTCTCTGTGCCTGACTTAGGCTTTTCGCTTTCGATGATGGAAGACATCTGTCTGGATTTTTCTTGTTCTTTGAGGTTCCGCATTGTCCTTTGATTTTACCGTCGGTGCCTATTCGGACCCAGTTCTGCTTTCGCCAGTTTGCTAGTTCACCCACGTTTCTTTTTGATTTTAAGTTTAGACCGCTTGCCCTTACCGTAGTTAGGGTCTTTGCAGTATTTCGATGCCGCCATGTTAGCGTAAGCGCTCGGATACTTATCGAACTTGCGCTTAGCCCATGCTATTCCTTTAGGACATATTTTAGCCATGCTTCACCTGAAGGTTACTTTTTGTTTCACTTCTTCTTCTTGATCACAAGACCAGTCCGTTTAGCTGCTTTCTTCGCTGCTTTTTTACCGGCAGCCGTGTAGGCGTATTTCTTTTTTCCAACTTTAGGCATAATTTTATATAGTTAACATTTCCAGCGCCGCAGTGCTAACGCTTTGCGTGTAGGGCGTCCCTTAGCGTCTTTCATAGGGCCCTTAACGCCGCTCATGCGTGCACAGAACGATCTCTTACGGGGACCACCACCAGGCTGAGGTTTCTTAAGTTTACTCCCAGTCTTACTGTTGTAATACTTACGGCCTTTTTCTGTAAGGCCTCCCTTCTTAGACTTGTGTTCTTTCCTGAGACTGACTCCCTGTCTTTTCATTGTTATAATAATTAATAAATCCTTTTGCCAAAGAAGAACCTAAGGTGTCAAAGCTATGCTCAAACATCTCCCAGTCTTCTTCGTTGGATCCAAAGAACGGCTCAGTGATAACAGCAGGACAATGCGTTTCTCTTAGGAACTTAGCGCCTCGGCTCTTCGCTGTCTTCGGTTTAGCCCCTCGGTCTTTGACACCGAAGGTATTCACTACTTGATCCTGGAGGCACTTGGCCAACTTCTCGCTCTTCTTAGACTTATACCAGTAGAGCATCTCGCTGCCATGTGCCGCAGGTGTCGCAGCGTTAAAGTGTAGTTCGATCGCAGCGTTAACTTTGAGGGCCTTGAGATCAGCACTCAGGTTCTCCATAGACTCTGCGTAATTGTTCCCGGTATACTCGTGGACAATCACTGAGGGAACACCAGCGTCATCAAGTTCTTCTTTGATAGACTTAGCGACCTGGAGGTTATACGTCCACTCGTTGGTCTCTCCGTCACACGCAACAGCGCCCATGTCATTGTATCGACTGTGGCCGACACATATAGCTAACACTGGGTCAGCCGGGGGTAACTGTGCGTCATCAGTAAACCATGCTCTACAACTCATTCTCTAGGTAGTTAATGTAGTGAAGTAACGCAGAGATCGTTTGTTTCTCCTCTTTGTCAAAGTCATGGGCATCAAGCCTCTGGATCATCTCGGGTATCCGGCTTGGTTTCAGTGTCGTGCACCCAGTTGTTGATAAGGATGCGATTACGAGTGTGCCTGCGATTAGCAAGCTCTTTAGTGTATTCATCTCTTATAGAAAGAAAAAGCCTCCCCAGTGACGGGAAGGCTATAAGTAATCTAACGATAGACCCAATCATTTGTCTTTGGCTTTCCCTACGTTAAGAGCGAGCCAATCAACGACCTTGTAGAG